TGCGTCTGGTGTTGGAAGGGCCGGTTCAACTGCAGCTTGACCATACAACAAAGCTTCAAGTGCTGCGAGATCTGTTGGATCAACAACAGTTGAGTCGATCACAATTAGAGAAGTAGGCTTATAGTCTGTAACAGGTACTGGTGTAGTCGTAACCTCCCAGCTAAACGCAAGGGCTTCGGGTGAATCGTTGATCGTGGCATAGGCCTTCTCCGATGGAGCGGCCTGGCACCCGTAAACCAAATGGAGCTTGTACCCGAACTCCGTTCCTTCGACGTCATTACCGACTCGTGTCCTAAAGCTCAGACCAAAGATCTTTCGACCCTGCTGTCCAACGGCGACTCCCGGCTCAGGAAGAGCTGTACCATCGCATTCTGCAAACTCTTCCGGATAGGTGAACGCTTCGATCGTGCATCCGAACTCCTCAGCGGAGATTAGATTCAGATACTTGATGTTATCTGCATACTGCGGAGAAGCTTCAGCACCAGAGGGCGTTTCGGTAACAGTCGTTAGACCGTTCCAGGCAAAACCGGTATTATAAACGCCAGCAACGTCGGGAAGGTACAAGACTCCGTGATCTACACCAGTTTCGTACAACCTTTCGCCAATCTGGTCCCAAGTCAAGGGCACCATTTTAGTCCTTTCTCCCTAGAAGAATACGTTGTAAACGTCGTGATTTAGATCATCGGCTGTATAAAACCGATTAAATAGACTCATCGGAATTGAAGCTACTTTACCTGGAATTTCACTATCAGGATCTTGATCAATAACAGTAACCATATACCTCAATCGATGATTATACGGTATGTCATCCGCAAATTTAGTCTCTGCGAAGTCCCGTTGATAGATAATGCAAGGATATTTCAGCTGTACATTAGTCGGTGGCTGAAAATACACATTCTCTACAAACGTTTCAAGGAGTTGGTGCAACTGTAGGCGTTGGCCCATTGTACACCTCCCCTAATCTAAGCAGAAGACGGGGGCTCTGTACTTCGACGTTTGAAACTGTCCACAAAACCCCCGCCCATTCCACATAACGAATGGCAAAGAAATGATCATTGGCATATGCATCGGCTACAATACTAATCGAATTTTGTACACTGAGATCTTTGTTGAGACTTTCTCCTTCTTGAAGTTGCCTCGTATTTCGAACGACATCTCCATAATATAAATGCTCAACAATCTGATCAACGTGAACACCAGGTGCAGCTTCTATTGTTTCTCCGTAACCAACGCGACCAAAGAATCGTGTCATAGCGAATTTACCTTACGCCGTGTTCTTGAACGTCCATTCATCGTCCTGGTTATTTGCGAAGTACTTACCGGCTGCCGGTTCGGCCTGAACTGTAAGCGAATCGCCCTCAGCTAGAGTGGTCGGAGCTCCCGTAGTAAGAGTCGTTCCGGTATCCTTATTCTTGTACACGACACCTGAGGTGGTCGGAACGGTAACTACTGTGCCATCAAAAGTGGGCTTCACTGGCGTAACCAGCGCATAACCGGAAGGCGCCCTCTTGATGACCATAGCCGAGCGGATCTTCGTCAGAGCACCGGAAATGCGAGTCTCGTACAGGTACTTGTACTGGTTGTAATCGATATCGAAGTCGTCGAAGAAATTAACCTCTCCGCCCTTATCGGCACCAATCGTATAATCCTTCAAATTCACGATAATACCGAGAAGATCAGGCTCACTCTCCATAACCTCGACCGTAACGATGGCTGCGACACCCATCTCGGAAGCCAACTCTCCCGGAGTCTTCCAATAGCGCTGATTTGCCTGTGGATCTCGTGCCAGCAAGAGCGAGGTAAGGGTTTGAATCGTCGTATAGAACGTCGGAGAACCCGAGCCCTTGTAATATTGCATAGATCCAACAATCGCATCGACAACCTCTACTGGCGGTGCGGAGTCATCGACATTGATCACCGAAGCATAGAGATCATGATCATAAAGAATTGAACGAACACCTGCGCCCTCACTGGCGCCCATCGGATCCTTGATCTTGTCGTCATCATCGACCGCACGACCGTCTCCAATAAGAACAGCGCGAGCAAGCTCTTCGTCGAGCATAAGACGCATCTCGGCTTTAAGCCACATCACGATATCAAAATCGGTGATATCGATGATATCGTCGCGATCCAGCTTCTGCTTCTTGTAGACCGTGCTGGGGGTCGTGCTACGCTTCGAAATTGAGAACCATTCTTCCTTCTTGAAATTTCCCTTGATGTAACCGCGTGCGCGAGCCTCATCAAAGGTAAGATCGGCAACCAGAGACTTAATACGAGAGAACGGCGAGTGCTTGGTTCCATTCATAACGTTAGAAACCCACTCAACTCTCCGTGAATCGAACTCTGGAGTATCGGTGACTGAACGGGCATCCGGGAAGAGGAGCTCAATATTCTCGATGCCGTGCTTAATTGCATAATGCTCGACGGCTTCTTTCAACGATCCGCTTCTCTGAGCATCAGCAACGATTCCCTGGATCGCATCATGAGTGAGAGTATGCTCCTCTTCCTTTTTGCCTCCGCTCTCTTGCTCGAAGACGTTACGGGACATGCGCCGTCCTTCCTCTTCATTATTATCATCATGGACAAGTTCTGATGTAGACTCCTCTTCACTACTTTGTTTCACTTCTTTGGCACCTTCGTCGACAACTTCCTCTTCAAGCTCAAGGGCAGCGCCGACCATATAATGAACAACATCCTTTTGTTCAGGAGTCATCGAATCATAAACTTCTTGAACCGTTAGATCTTCTTCGGAATTATCGTCGTTAGATTGATGTTCTACCTCATCTGGCTTTTCATCATCATCATCATTATCATCATGCTGAAGTTCCAAACCGGTATAAATAATTGCTTCATCTTCCAACGTGACCATTTCACCATCAGCGTGAGCCAAAGTAATATTATCGATAAGTGCGCCAGGATTTGCGCCTGACAATACCAGGCTTACCTCACGAATAAATCCGTGAAGAACCTGCTTAGCTTTCTCGGTAAGTCCATTAGCATAAATAGAAAGTGATTTAATATCCTTATGATGTACTAGTGTCTTGGCATTCTTTGCCTGATCGGTATCATTGAAGAATCCGTAGGCATAAATGCCGTCTTCACGATCCTCGAGAATTGCATGGCCAAGTACATTGCCCGGTTCGTTGTGACCATGCTGCCAGACCAGTGGAACAGTCTCTTTGTCCTGATGTTTAAACGCATCAGGCGTGATCATTCGGCCATCTGAGCATCTAAGACCAGCCTTCGTGGCATAGCCGCTAAAATCAGGCGTAGCCTCAGCTCCCATTTTGAATGCTCCTCCTCAGTCTTGGATCAGCCATAATCTTTTCTTCGGCCACCACTCCGTTTTCTTTAACCACAACTCCAGTTGGTGTCGGGCTTCCTTGAGGCATGTTGCTATTCAGTAGCTGATCAGCCTTCGGATCTGGATGTGGAGCTAGACCAACCACTTGTCGCATCTCATTCGACGACATAATCTCATTGCGAGTAAACTTATCAGCAATCTCAGCAATGTTCTCAACCGGAACCAGACGAAACGGATCTCTGAAGAACATAATTGTTTGTCTTTGTGTTCGAGCAGTTTTGGTCAAGAAGGTACGTCGCATGGCTTCAGTAACAGCGGTAAGAACTGGTTCAATTGTACGATTCCAATAATTCAACATCGCCTTTTCATCGGCCGTACCATTCATAACCTGTTCGGTCAAACCGAGCTGACCATAAAGCATTGCCGTCAAGTATTCGATTTGACTCATCAAATTATTCTCGGCCGCACGATTAAGCTGAGTGATCTTTTCAGTTGCGTCTGTATAGGCGATACCGTATTGACTATCTCTAAGTTGAAACTCAATATCCGCACGACGCTGCTCTGCCGCTTGTCTACGAGCTTCAGATTTAATCACATATGGAAGTTGAATAATAAGATCAAGTTTTCCAGAAGCAGATTGATTATCAATAGCGTCCAACAATTCAAGTTTATTAAGTAGACGTTGAAGAGTTGAATTCGGCTCATTCATTACCGAATACAGCGGATTTTCAACAATAGCAACCGCTGTTTTCTCCAAAGTAACGTCTTGTCGTTTTCCGATCGCTTCGTTATACAAACTTATTTTTACATGTTTTGGATACCAAGTTACAATATCACCAACACGAAGCGTCAAAATCTCAAACCCGCCCGTTTTCTCGGGACTAATTGACGTATCGACCGGAACAAGCGCTGCGACACCTCTATCAAAAAGAGTCGTAGCAATATCTTGTCTAAAAGCGCGCGCAGCTTGATCAATATTGGCTTCAATCGTCAAACAATTATTAAGAGCGCTATCAATATCTTCAACGTATCTTTTTTGACTATCTGTTCGCACATGACGCATATCAACCGAAGCGACATCAATACTAAGACGTGTATAAATTGAGGTAATTATTGTTCGTGAGCTAGGAAGTCGAAGTCTTACGCGATCCGGTCTTGATCCTGAAGCTACGCCATAATAATTATTATCACCAGTATCAGGTTGAACTGGCCAAGGCGAAGATTTTGGTCGTTGATCTTCTTGATTACTGAAAATATTCCAGGCGTGCTTTAACGCATCACCAAATCGCGCCACAGCTCACCTCCTCTCTACTTCTACTTACTGACGCGCTCGTTTAGCTTGTCCTCTTTCAATACCTCTACGAATCGCAACACTAGCGCCAGAATATCCAGCAAGTACACCTACCGATCCTCCTAGCGTTGGTACCGCAAGAGCACCGGCCAATACTCCTAGTACTACTTTCTCCCCTCGAGTCGTACGAAGAGCGATTGCCCTATCGGGACTATCCATCCACGCCTTTACCAACTTGTCTCGTTTAGCCGGATTTGTTTCGCTCGCAGCTTTCAAACGCATAGCTTGTTCTTGAACACGTGCCTGTTTAATCGCTCGTGTCCTTGTAGCGCTCGTAGGAAATTTCTGTTTAAATTTAGCGTTTGCTGAAACATTAGGACTAGACGCGCGCGCGCGAGCAATTTCTGATTTATAGGCCGCTTTCTTCGCAGTTTTTGCTCTACTTCTTGTAACAATACCGGGCGTAAGATTTTTTGATTGACCTGATGCTGATCTAGCGCGAGCAATTTCTGATTTATAAGCTTTTTTTCCCTCGGTTTTTGCTCTACTTCTTGTAACGATACCCGCTTCGGATCGATTACGAACTCCCCACTTCATTCCTTTGACACCATGATGTTCCAAAATCTCCGACGGAGACCCTGGCTTTTCGACAGGAATCACTCGAAGGCCTCCTTGTTTACTTTGTATGCAACCCAAGCGTCTAAAAGAGCAGAGACATTATCGATTTTCTCATCTTGTCGCCTTTTCAAAAGCTTGCGATTTCCGTTAGTATCTTCCAACGTAATCGCGTTACCCATCGCAAATGACATAAGGGCTTGATCGAAAATCAAAAGTCGCTCTTCACTCATAATTTTGAGCTCACCTAGTGGAACTGATTCTGTCTTGGCTCCCTGAATGACTTTCTCAATTCCAAACGGTCCATTCTCCGCTTCCCAACGAGTAACAAATTCCTTTGCGTTATATGGATCATAACCAAGAGCGCGAACGTCATACTCAGAAGTCAGAATAAAACGATCGAGATCTTCATATACTTCCATCATGTCAAGAATGTTTCCTGGCATCACATGAAGACTTCCTTCATTGATGAATTCTTCATACTTTTGTCGCATAGCTGCTGGAAGTTTCATCAACGTAAGTTCAGTGATATAGCTTCGTGTCTTGATCCCGTATTTTTCACGTCCTAACGGGAAAAGAAAAGTGAACGCACAGAAATCATCACCTTGAGATAGATCCGCGCCCAAGGAACAAACCATTTGCCAAAATTCTCGATGACGATGAGGGAGAGTTTCCTCGTACGTAAAGAAGTACGTATAACCCTCCATTGGAATCCCAAAACGTTTTGCGAGTATATCATTCCGAGATGCCGGAGCCTTTTCAGCACGTTCCACGTCAAGCTGATATGTTTCATAAGATACGGTTGCTCCTAGATTTGGATTAGCCTTCACCCACATGGCCGGGTCGGCAACTTCTTCAATTTCATCAAGTTTGTAATGCCAGATAGAAATGTGAGGTGCGAAGTACTCGCCTTTGAGAATGTCCTGAAGCTCCATTTTGATGGTATCACCAGAACCTGCTCTGACAGTTCCTTCGGAGCTGACAGCGACAATCAAGTAGTCCTCTAGCTTAGAAGCTCCTTGCTCAATTGCACCAACTACATCTTCTCGAAGATCACCAGACAACCATTCGTCGATCGTAGAGATCTTCGGGCGCAATCCCTGTAGCTTATTAATTGCCATAGGACGGACTTCAAGCAATGAGCCAGTAAGAAAGTTCTCAATACCCTTCTTTGTCGCAGCCAGTTTTACTCGATTGGCTCTGGATCCGGTTGTGTTCTGAAGCGATCCTTCAGTCAAGAACTTGAACAACGGTCCGCGAGCTCTCGTAATCGCAGTACGAATCGGTGAGACGACCTCATCTGCCTGTTTCATCGTCGGTGCCGTGGTGACCTGATGTGTGGTCGACGTATCGACGTTCAAGAAGAAACTTTGAATCGCCGACTCGTACATCGACTTGGCGGCTCCACGAGCGACTATCAGATACTGTTTGAGCGTTAGGCGTTTCTTGATTAGTCGTTTCTCATAATGCCCGCCATGATTATCTTTGGTCGGGATATAGACGCTGCGCTCAACGAAATAGTACCAACCGAAGATTTGTTCGGCCCAAAGTTTGAATGAATCGAGCAGATGTAAATCAGATCCGTCAGTTAGAGTTAATTCTCCTTCGCAATAGCGAATAAATCCCTCAACCGCTTCATCGTCATAATAGATATTCGGATTATCGATGAGCGAGTCAATTCGATTCATCTCCAGAGAAATTTCACGATTAACCGGAATCTCACCTCGAATAACTGCTTCACGAAATCGACCGTAATAAATCGGTATCGCGGTATTAGAGAGGCCCAATTTAACCCCCCATTTAAGCAGCAGCTAGTGCGCCCATTTTAATTAGACGTTTCTTGACCTGTTGTGATGCAACTTCGTTAGCCGCGTTTTGAGCTGTATTTTTACCTGTTTGCCCAAGAAGAGTAAGAATAAATTTTCTTGGTGCGCTTGAATCGGAATACTGAAGTCGTTTTACATTTTGTTCAAGTTGAATTCGCTTTGCGTATTCTTGAAGCTCTTGATCGGTAAGCGCTTTGAGGCCGCTTTTCTTTCCTACTTGTCCGATTTTACGTGCGCTTACAGCCTCACGAGATGCTGGATGTCCAGCGCCGCCAGAAGTTTTAAGTCTTTTTCCTACTCTTGAATCTCGAACAACAACTTCTTGTGCTCCTACTGTAGCCTTCCGACGAACGCCCCACCGCATTCCCTTGACGCCATGATGAGAAAGCAAATTTTCTACAACTTCGGTGGCGCGCATCTCACCTCCTATTTCTGCTGCTGTTCTGGTTCCTGCGGTGATTCCTGTGACGGCTCCTGTGGTTCCTGCGGCTGTTCCTGTGCCTGTCCTTCTACTTCTTCTCCACCTTCAGAGATAACTCCCTGACGAATCTGCCTTTTTCGATTTTCTTCTGCTTTTTCTTGATCCTGTCGTTCTCGTTCTCCCAATCCATCTCTTTCTCTTCCCATCGATCCTCCTTATATGGTCATGGCCATACTTTCTGGCTACCGACATAAGCAGCTAGAACATCTTGATCGCCAAGATAAAGATTGAAAGCGTCGTTCAAAATTATTCCAAACAGCTTTATGTTTCCCTTTACATCTATTGTTAGGACGAGATCCATATCAAGAACGCCGTGAACATCAACACGTCCAGATTTGATCATAGCTTCAAAATCAATCGGAAGTTCGAAAGTGCTAAATGTTCGTCGTTGTCCTTGAGAAGCTGATCCGAAAATAAAAGGAGCCGTAATTTGTCCAAACGTTTTGCGCTGGCCAATAACTTGTTTACCAAAAGCAAGCGGCATTGCGAGTTGACCATAATGTGTTTTTGGTCCAACAAATGCTTGACCATCAACAAAAGCCTCAAAAGTAATCGGTAGTGCAATTCGACCGAATGTTTGTTTATGACCAGAAACGGCTTTCGAAAACGTTAACGGCATTGCGAGTTGACTGAATGTTTGTCGACGACCAGCAATCTCTTTACCAAATAGCGTTTGCATGGAAAGCTGTCCAAATACGTTTTTGCGCCCAACAGCTTCCTTTGTAAAAATAATTGGCAGCGAGATTTGTCCAAATGTTTTCCGCTGTCCTTGAATTTCTCTGGCAAAAACGAGAGGCATAGCCACTTGACCGAATGTTTTTCTCTGTCCGCGAACATCTTTCTCAAATGTGACAGATAATGCCAAAGATCCATAAAGTGTAATTCCTGGTCTGAGCCCAGCGGTCGCAATTGCAATTGTAATCGGAAGTCCTATTTGTCCAAATGTTGTTCTACGTCCTGCAACAGCTTTTCCAAAAATAAATGGAGATAAGAGCTGTCCGAACGTCTTACGTTGAGCGCTAATCTCCTTTGAGAATGTAATTGGAAAAGCAAGCTGTCCTAACGCTTTTCGTCTACCCTCAATTACAGACGCAAATGTAAATGGTCGAACGATTTGTCCAAACGCCTTACGTTGACCACGAACATCTTTTCCAAAAGTAATCGACAAAGACGTTGCGCCGAAATGAGTCGTTGGTCCAAACGAGAAAGTCGGCGATGGAGTAACC